TTTCCTTGTCAAGCCTTTAGCATGGCTGGAAAGAGAAAAGGATTTGAAGACACTAGGGGAACATTGTTCTTTGATTTATTGCAATATTTAAAAGCTAAAAAGCCTAAGTATTTTATATTAGAAAATGTTAAAGGATTACTAAGCCACAATAAAGGTAGAACATTTTTAACGATATTAGACTGTCTTGCAAAAGCAGTAAATGGTCAATATAGTTTTACTAACTATGAAGACGGATTGAACTATTATGTCTATTATAAAGTTTTAAATACTAAAGATTATGGAATACCTCAAAATAGAGAAAGAGTTTTTATAGTAGGATTTAGAGATGAAAAACACAACTTTAAGTTTCCAAAGAAAATGCCCTTAGAATTAAGACTAAAAGACATAATAAGCGATAATGTAAATGATAAGTATTTTTTAAGTGAAAAATCTGTAGAAAAATTAGAGTTATATAATAAAAGAAATAAAGAAAAGGGCAATGGCTTTAGCGCTAAATTTCATAATCCTGAATTTGATAATATGAGTAGTTTAAAGGTTGGGGGGCAAGGAGCTGATGATTTAATAGAATGGATTGCAGATTATAGAACAGATGAAGGATTGAGAATAAGAGAAAACAGACTAAGTCCTTGTTTACATACAAGAGATGCTCCTATTATAAAAAAAAAAAGAATAAGAAGACTAACACCAAAAGAATGTTTTAGACTACAAGGTTTTCCAGACTCTTTTGTAGACAAATGTAGAGAAATAGGAATAAGCGACACACAACTATACAAACAAGCAGGAAACAGCATGACAGCAGACGCTATGGCTTATTTAATAAAAGAGGTACTAATCAACGAGAAATCGGTATAATAACGGAAACATGAATAAATTCCCAAACGAAGCAACAAGATTTAGTTCTGAGAATCAACCAGAGAAACGTGGAAGACCTAAAGGTAGAAGAAATGTAGCTACTGTATTGAAAGAATTACTAGCAACACAGGACGAGAATATGGGCGGAATAGGAGACTTTGGTTCTCCAATAGCAAAGATGTTAATACAAATAGCGTTTCATAAAGACTCAAATAATAATGAAAAGCTAAAAGCAATTAAAGAAATACTAGACAGGATAGAAGGAATGCCAGACCAAAACATCAACGTCAGTGCGAGTCCTCCGTCTTGGATTAATGAAGATGAAGAAACAAGCTAAGCCATATTATGATGTAAAGAACTCTACAAAAAGAATATGCGTTTTACAAGGCGGTACAAGAAGCGGTAAGACCTATTCTATATTGTTAGCACTAATAGAGTTTGCTTATAAAAACAAAGGCAAAGGACTGTATATAACAATAGCTAGACAGACATTTCCGAGTTTAAGAGCAACAGCTATGCGTGATTTCTTTGACATTCTTAAAAGCGAGAATCTATACAATGAGCGAAACCACAATAAGTCTAATCATTTATACTTGCTTTATGGTAACTATTTCGAGTTTATCAGTACCGATTCTGAAATCAAAATACGTGGTCGTCAGAGAGAGGTCTTATTTTTGAATGAGTGCAATGAGTTCTCAATGGACACATTCCTTCAATTATCGCTTAGAACAAAGTTTAAAATCATAATAGACTTCAATCCTAGTGAGGAGTTTCACTGGCTTTATACACACATAATAGACGCAGACAGAGAAGATGTAGACTTTCATATTTCAACATACAAAGACAATCCATTTTTGCAAGAGGCTACAATTTCTGAAATAGAACGCTTAAAAGAAGTAGACGAAAATCTATACAATGTGTTTGGAAAAGGCTTGCGAGGGGTGTCTACTGAGACTATATTTCCTTCATTTAACATAGTGGACAAAGTTCCAGACAATGCAAAGCCTATCGCTTTAGGACTCGATTTCGGCTATTCTGCTGATCCTACTACAATCGTAAGCGTGTATAAACACGACCTTGATTTATATATTGATGAGCTATTATATGAACGAGGACTAACAAATCAAGACATAGGAACACGAATAAAAGACTTGCAAATTGAAAGAGGGACTGAGTGTTTTGCCGACTCTAGCGAGCCTAAGAGTATTGAAGAACTCTACCGAATGAACACAGGCGTCAATATAAAGCCAGCCAAAAAGGGAGCTGATTCTATACGAATTGGAATTGATGTCATGAAAAGACATAAGCTAAATATTACTAAAAGAAGTGTCAATGCTATTAAAGAATTTAGAAACTACAAATGGATTAAAGACAAGAACAACGAAATCACTAACAAGCCAATAGACGCTTTTAATCACGCCATTGACGCGGTTAGATACGTATGTTTAAATAAGCTTATGGTTTCTTATTCTGGTAAGTATTATATTAGCTAAAACAAATTAACAACTTTTATATTTATAAAAAATGAAGCAGATAAAACTAACTGTTCCTAATAATTGGAACGACATCACTATCAATGACTATCAAAAATTTATGGTCATAATGGATAGTAAGAAAAGCGAAAAGCAGAAAATGCTGGATATGATTAGCTTGTTTTGCAAGGTATCAAAAAAGGATTTGAAACAGTTTGCTTTAAAAGACATAGAAAGGATAGGCTCTATCTTAGTTAAGATGACTAAAGATGATCCGTCTAATATTAACGTAGAGAAGCACGTTAGCTTTAATGGAGACACATACTCTGTAATGCCTAATATGTCAGATATGACGACAGGGGAGTTTGTAGATTTAGAGACATATTGCAATGACTCAATGGAAAATCTGCATAAGATAATGTCTATTTTATACAGAAAGCAAACAAGCAAAGAGGATAGGTGGGGACGTTATAATGTTGAAGACTACGAGCCAACACCAGAAAAAACAGAAGCCATGTTGCAATTTCCAATGGGATATGCGCTAGGTATTCTTAATTTTTTTTTTCATTTAGAAGCAGAACTTATAGTAGATTCTCGCAGTTATTTGGAAAAACAGAAATCGTTCAAAACAAAGGCACAAGCCTAGAACGTAGAGTAACGACAGAAGATAGATACAAGGACAAGTGGGGTTGGTACCCTTTATTATATGACATGGCTTCTGGAGACATAACTAAAATAGATGCAGTTACTAAAATAGGTATCTATCAAGCACTAACATTTCTTGCATATAAGCAAGACAAATTTATACTAGAAAAAGAAAAGAATGGCGACAACTAATAATTACACATCTAGGAATATGACATACAGAGAGTTCGTAAGAACTTTTGAAATAATCTCAAGAAACCACTCGCAGTTGCAAAGTTTTTCTAGAGGCACTATGGACGAGGTGGACATCAACAAAAAAAACTTAGGAGACTTTCCGTTTTTGTATTTGTCTCCACAGCCAGCTTCTGTTGATATTCAAACTATTACTTATTCTTTTGAAATAATAATAGCAGACCAAACGCAAATAGCTAACGTAGAGGATTCGTCAAAAGATACTCTAGGATTGACACCTAGAGTTGATGCCCACTCTTATACATTAAATATTATGCGAGACGTAGTAGCTAATTTTAGACAAAATATACAAAATGGAAGTTGGGTAGACGCAGGCGTAGAGCTTGAGCTACCTATGTCTATAACTCCGTTTGAAGCAAGATTTTCAAACATTTTGGTTGGTTGGTCTGCGGTGTTCAATGTAACTTGTCAAAATACTAATAACCTTTGTGATGTTCCACAAATTTTTAATGATGGCGAATAATGGCGTTTAGTAATTCCATAAGAGTATTGCAAGGCTTTGCTAAAAAACAAACAGCAGATGCTAAAAAGAATCTAAAAGGCTCTGACAATTTAGCGTCTAAGATTACAAGCTCTGTGATAGGTAGCTTTGACAAAACACCAATTGTTCGGTTTACTATGCCTAATTATTCTGGCTTTGTAGACACTGGAGTAAAGGGAGTTAAGAACGCAAGGAGACAACTAAACAGTCCTTTTGCAAATGCTATATTTGGTTTTAATAGACAACCAGCGTTTAGTGGAAAGTTTAAAATGATACCTCCAAGTTCTATTGACAAGTGGGTAGTAAGAAAAGGAATCAAAGGAACAAGAAATGAGGAGGGACGTTTTGTTTCTCGTAATAGCTTGAAATTTGCTATTGCTAAAAAGATATACGAGACAGGACTAGGACAGGGAGGTAAGTATGAATCAGTAGCAGGAAAAGGATTCTTTAGTAAACCACTAGCAGAAAACCTAGCTAAAATGTACATAAACTTAGAAGGAGCTTATGCACATGATTTAGCTAATAATTTAAGAGACGAATTTGTATAATAATAAATAAAAAAAAATGGCGAGATCAATAGTACAAGAACCAGTAGGCTCATCAGCAAAAGTTCCAGTAATAACAAACTTTACGCCTATTGTGCCTTATGTTGTTTTACAAGACGATATAAGCGGCAAGTTTTATTTTAAATGGATAATGGAAGTACGCTATACAAGTAGCAGTGGAGTGCTAATAGCAAAAGTAAAACAAAGACGAAACGGCTATCAAGCGGACGTTGACAATAGTCCAGAAAGAGCAAGGACTATATTTGACGTTAGAAACATTGTAAACTCTATTTTAGAAGACACTATTGTAGACCAAAATGCAACAACAAAAACAATACACAAACTAGGAGAAAATGTAGCGGCAAAGATATTTAGCACAAACTACAATCAACTATTTCATATCTACGTTAAGTTCTATGAGGAGTATGCTACTAGTGCTGACGATATTCCAGCGGCAACACCAAGCTCGTATTTAGAAGACGATAGATACTATATAGCCGCGTCACTACCTTTAGAAACAACAAGAGGGACAGACGATTTTCAAACTGACGCTTTTGGTCAATATACTCAAGACGGCTCGTCCGACTATTTTTTAAGTGATACGCCTTTTATGTATAATACAATGGCTGATACATCTGGAAAACGATTAACTAATTATGTTCAAGAAACAGACTATCACACAGTAGGCTTTTTAAATCAAGAGTCAGTATTTGATAGTGAGTGCAAGTTCTTTGAAATAGTGTATTATACTAGCGCAGGCGCTGGGATCAGTGAAAAAATGTATATTGAAAACAATCAAACCAATGGAGGCTGGGTTCCTACAACAGACACTAGTATAGAAAACAAGCACAGACTATTGTATTTTGGTTGTGGCCCAGCTAATTTAGAAGGCTCTAGCGTTAATGCTACTGACACAGGAGGCACAAGTGCTGGTAGAGCTAAGCCGTCAAACAACTCTGGCTGGTCATGGTATAGCGTACGAGGTTGCACAACAAATGACGAAACTACAACAGTATATAAAACCTATCCTTATTATTTTGTTAAACAAGAGCCAAACTGTAAAGGCTATAAAGTTAGAAGATTAGCATGGAGAAATAGTAAAGGCTGTTATGATTACTTTAATTTTACACAAAAGTCTGTCCAAACTGTTGAAATTAATAGAAACGATTACTCGTCTATTATGGGAAGTTTTGATGACACTATGTACACTTATAGCAATGTAGATAGAGGGAAACAAACAAGACAAACAGAAGCAACGCTAACAGAAGTTTTAAATACTGATTTTATTAATGATGACCAAGCAGAGCTTTTGGAGAGCCTTATGGTTTCAACAAATGTTCAAATAGTTGAAAATGATGACACTACTTTTACTGTGCCTGTAACAATTACAGACAAAAAATTTGAAAGAAAGACTATTGCAAATGACACATTAATTCAATACTCTATTACAATAGAATACGCAAATCCAATTAATACAAATTCATAATGTCAAAAGTAAGACTATTAGCATTTCGTAAAGCAACAAGCTCAAGCACTACTGACACAACGTATGAGCTAGATTTAAGCAAAGCTCCTAATATTAGTGTTAACTATCAGTTTAGCGATATTAAAGAACCAGACAAAAGAAAAGGCACATATAGTCAAACATTTAAACTTCCATTTACTACAAAAAACAATGCCTTTTTTGAAAATTGGTTTAACGTAAATATAGAGACTCAAGTCTTTAATACTGGTGTAAAATTTGACGCGGCTTTGTATGTTGGTACTGTTCCACAAATAGAGGGTTCTATACAATTAAGAGCTGTATATAAAAAAGGACAGTATTATGAAGTATCTATATTTTCAAATACGGCTGACTTATTTAGTGTTATAGGAGAGCAAAGACTTAAAGATGTTTTTAGGAATGCTAACGGCTCTTATAATACAGACTTAAATCACAAATTTACAGCCGCTAATGTAGGCTATTCATGGGACGGAGACAGTAGCTCTTTTGTAAACGAGCCAGGAGGTGTTTCTTTGCAAGACGCAGATTCACAAGTTCAAAAAGTCATGTACCCTTTGTCTGTTAGAAATAAAAACTTTAAATATCCTACCGACGGCAATTCAATCGGTAACATAATATATTTAAAAAATGACGGAACAAATGCTAATGTAAATGCTAACTCTAATGTATGGAACTGGTGTGTAGACATAACACAATTTAGACCAGCTATTCAAATTAAAGAAATGTTTAAAAGAATACTAGGTAAGGCTGGGTTTTCTTACACTTCTACTTTTATAGACGGAGACTATTTTGGAAAGTTGTTTATGACAACAGGAGGACATTTAGGAGCAGAAGCTACTCCAATAATTGAAACAATTGCAGTTCCTAGTGGATATATGGACGTAGGAACGTCAGCAACCACTGGCTGGGGAGAACTTTCTGGAGTAATAGCTGACACTCCTTCTAATTGTCAATTTGGTACTTATTGGAGTGCATTTGGCGGAAATCCAGGATTTGATGTTGAAAACGATACTGGAGATATTTACGACGCAACAGGTCGCTATTTTACAAAAAAACACCCTACAATGACCAGTCTTACTTTGAGGCACAGTCTTGACGTTGACAATGTTGTCCAATGCGGAACTGATCCAGATGATGACAACTACTATGTGGATATAGAATATAGACTTGTAGAAATAGACGCAGACGGCAATTATATTTCAGGTAGCCAATTAGTTGTACAGACCGACACTGTTAACGTAGGTGCGAATACAGACGGCTGTCCTGGATTGTGTCAATTACAGTATATAAATATTTCCAGTATTCCAGTAGGCACTAGGTTTAGGATATGGATTCGTAGAACTAATTGGATTCCACAAAGCGGTAGTTTTAATACGAATTTTAAATTTGATCTTGGTAACACTGGTAATGTAGAGGATATATATAGTCAGACGGCTTTCACAAGTATAGGCTGTAATTGCACGGTTAGAATGTACTGGAGCGGCTATGACTTAAATGTTTATAATAATACAGTAGATGTTCCAGCCTGTATTGATCCCGAGCTTTCACAAAAAGCCTTTTTAAAAGACATTATTCAACGTTTCAATTTAATTATAGTTACTGATCCTAATAACGCCGCTAACCTTATTATAGAGCCTTACAGGGACTATATAGGCTTAGGGAGTATAAAGTATTGGACAGACAAACTAGACACATCTAAAGAAGTTATAATAAAAGACACAGTAGACCTTCAAAAGAAAACAATAGATTTTTCAGACCAAGAAGACGACGACTATTTAAACAAAGAATTTAAAGAAAGTTTTCCAAATATTAATGTATATGGACATTATAAAAAAGAGGAGCAAGAGAATCAGTTTGCAAAAGGAGTGTTAAAAAATGAGTCTATTTTTGCTCCATATATTAATAGCAAGGTATGGATAAACAATAATTTTGACGAAACACTTCTTCCAAATATGGTTGTGCAATATGAATACAGCTATTCTGTTGATGACGACAATGTTGTTGAAATAAGTCAAGAACCTACAAAGCCTAAATTGTTTTATTATTGCGGAGAAAGAACTACTGTTGTTGATGAAAGCGGAGCGTCTTTAACTTATTATATGCACTCAATAGAACCAGACACAGACACAATAAGCCATCATGGTTTTACAGTATATCCTCTTTGTAGTCCTTATGATATTAAGGATTCTAGTTCGTTCTCAAGCTACACTTTAACGTCTGCAAACTCTAGTTTGTATTGGAGTGGAACGCCACCAATAGCTTATGACGCAACTGTGTTTAATTATGAGCCAGGAGGCAACGTAAGTCTAACTCCAAATAGTTTATATTTTAAATATTGGAAACCTTATTTAGACGAGCTATATAGTACGGAAGCTAGAGTTATGGAGTGTTATTTAAACCTTAACGAGATTGATATATTAAACTTTAAATTTAATGACGAAATCTTTATAAAAGATAGCTACTGGCGTATTTTAAAAATACAAAATTATCAAGTAGGCGAGTTGGCTTCTACAAAAGTGACTCTTATAAAAGTTATAGACAGTTTGATTCTTTATCCTAGCTGTACAAAGGTAGTAGGAGAAGTAGCTGGAATTGGTAATACTTATAATGGTATGTATCTTTGGGTAGATGCTACGGACGCAAGTGCTAGTCCAGCTTATCCAGACGGACTATATACAAATCCACAATGCTGTATAAGTATGGGTGGACAGGTTGTTTGGAACAACACCGCAGAAGCAAGCAACAACTTGTATCAATGCTTGGCTGACGCTTCTAGTCCCCCTTTGTGGAAACAAGACATCACAAACAAAAAAAACATCTTTGCTAATCCTGGAATAAAAAACGTATTATCTAAAAAACTAGGACGCGCAAATACACCTTTGAGAACAGGCAGTGATATTTCTAAATATACTAAGTCTTTATTGCCTAGCTATGGAGACGATATTGTAATTAAATATAGCACAACACTTATTGATGTTCCGTCTTTACAAGGCGAGAATCATAGAATTATGTTAGTAGGATATACAGAAGGAACTACAACAGGATATGCTTATGTGCAAGGAGACGCGGTTTTAGACAGAATAAAAATTCCACCTAATAGCAATACAAGAATAAATATTAAAGCTACTGTGACAGTAATAGGAGGAGAAGACGCTTCATATACGCTTGGTCATACAGACATAATAGCACACTATACAGCTTTTGTCAGTATGAATGGAACAATCACACAAATAGGAACAGCAGGAGGAGTTGAGGAGTATCAGCTAAATCAATCGTCTCCGCGTGTTAGTCTCTATATTGATGTATCAGAGTCAGAGCTTAGAATAGGATTAAATGACAGTATTGCACTAACTAAGAGAATATGGACTATTAATTTAGATATGGACGTTCAAAAAATTAACAACTTAAATTATCCTTATAAAGCTAACTATGCTTTATATCAAGACCAGAATCCAATTAATTTACAAGATTACGAAAACTTATTATGGAATTAAAAAATCACATACAGCTAAGTGTTCTCTCAATGTTAACACAAATAAGAATTATAAACTCAATAGAGCTTAGGAATAAACGATACGATTTCCTTTATGGTTTAAATGAGAAACACACAAGTTTTAAAAGAATGTTTAAAGAATTAAGACGAATAATATGGCGGAAGATATAAATATAAATATAAATGTCAAAGGAGCTTCTGACGGAGGCAAAAAAGTAGACAAGCTAGGTTCTAATTTAAAGAAAACTAAAGGCGAAGCAGAGAGCTTAGGAACGAGTTTAGGCAACGCTTGGGGAGAAGTTAACATACTAGGCACAAGTCTAGGGAGTGTTTCTAAGGCTTTTAAGGCAACAGCCGCTTCTGGAAAGTTAATGTTTAAGTCAATTAAAATTGGTTTAATATCAACAGGAATAGGAGCTTTTGTTATAGCAATAGGATCACTAGCAACATACTTTTCACAAACAAAAAGAGGAGCAGAGCTTTTAGAAACAACGCTTGCAACACTAGGAGCTGGAATAAAAGTCATTACAGACAGAATAGCTAATTTTGGAGGTTCTATAATCAAGGTATTTAAAGGAGACTTTAAAGGAGCGGCTAAAGACATGAAGAACGCTTTGACAGGAATAGGAAAAGAAATCAAAAAAGAAATAAAGCTAGCTAATGATTTAGCAAAAGCTACAATAAATCTAAGAGATAGTCAAAGAGAACTTAATGTAGAAACAGCACAGAGACGAGCAGAAGTAGAGGCGCTAAAATTAATAGCTGAGGATATGTCTTTAGACGAACAAGTTCGTTTAGATGCCGCTAGAGAGGCTTTTGCTATTGAGCAAGACTTACTAGACAAGCGAGTTGCTAACGCAGAGGAGGAGCTTAGAATACAGCAAGAGAAAATGGCTATGGGAGAAAACACAGCCGAAGACTTAGACAGAGAAGCTCAGCTACTTATTAACGTAGCAAACCTAAGACAAGAGTCTGGAACAAAACAAATAGAACTTAACAACAAAATTAACGGAATAGTTAGAGAAATAGCCGCCTCAGAGAAAGCCGCTTTTGATGCTAAGGTAGCAAGAGAAAAAGAAGAAGTAAGAATTGGCGAACAAAAAGTAAAAACAGCACAAGACATCTTAGAAGGTATAGAAGAAGACTTGATGTCTGAGACTGAGCTTAGAGACAAGCACGCTAAAACTAAAAGGAAAAAAGCAGAAGAAGCCGCAAAGTTACTTCTTGATGACACAAAGAAAGCAAACGCGGCTCTAGTAGCAGAAAATCAAATGACAGAGGCAGATGCTATTGCCTCTAACCAAAGAGCGACTGATGAGTATGGTAAACAAATGACAAACATTTTAAGAGTGTTTCAAGACGAAACAAAAATGTTTGAAGTTGTAGTAGACGCAACTAGAGATAAATTAGAAACAGAATTATTAGCAATAGGTTATGACATAGAAGAACTAAAAGGGTACAGCAAAGAACAACTTGCTGAATTGCTTACAGATTACGATTCAAATGTAGCTATTTTAGAAGACAGTTTGAGTAGACAACTAGACGCAACTTTTTCTATTTTAAATTCTTTTGCTAGCGCTCAACAATCAGCGGCTCAAGAACAAGTCAATGACTTAGATAAAAAATTAAAGTCTGGAAATATTTCACAGGAGCAATACGAAAAACAAAGAGCAAAAATAGAGGCAAAGGCTGAAAAAAGACAAAAGCGTGCGGCAATGATACAGATACTAATGGACACAGCAGTCGGTGTTGCGCAAGCAATAAAAGCTGGAGCAGGTATTCCATTTCCATTAAACATTGGAGCTATTGCTTCTGGTGTGGCGGCGGTACTTGCTGGAATAGCAAACGCAAAAGCTACACTTGCACAGGCTGGTGGAAGCGGAGGAGGAGGCGGAGGCGGAGGAGGCTCTAGCCCTTCTGGTGGAGGAGCTGGAGGTCAACAGTTTGAATCTATGATTCCTGAGCAATTAACAGAAAGTTTTGAGAACGAGGAGGGTACTCAACCTATGCAGGCCTATGTTGTTGAGAATGATATTAGTAACGCTCAAGCATTACAAGAGGAGTTAGAAACACAAGCGACTTTGTAAACAAAACAGAGCTAAATATATTTATAAAAAATAACACAAATGAAGAAGCCAAAAATAGTTGAATTATTAATAGACGAAACAGAAGACATCTTCGGAATACAGGCTATTAGCCTCGTTGCAAATCCAGCTATTGAGCGAGGGTGGGTAGCGTTAAACAAAGACAAATTTGTTTCACTAGCAAAAATTGACGAAGACAAAAGAACTTTAGTAGGAGTCGCTTTAATTCCAGAAAAACAAATTCCAAGATATTCAGAAGAAGAAGGAGAGTATCTAGTTTTCTTTTCTAAGGAAACAATAGAAAAAGCACAGGAGTTATTTATGAATAGCTTAAAAAACAACAACGCTACCTTAGAACACAAAGAAGACATAGAGGGCGTTAGCGTTATAGAGACTTGGATTAAAGAAGACAAAAACGACAAGTCTAATTTATACGGATTTTCGGACGTTCCTGTTGGAAGCTGGTTTGTAAAAATGAAAATATATAACGACGAAGTGTGGAAAGAGGTCAAGGAAAATAAGCTAAGAGGTTACTCGATAGAAGGCTACTTCGTTGATTCTGCTGTTGAAATGCAAAAGCAAGACATCTTAGACTTAGCTGAGGAGTGCGTAGAATGTGAACAAAAAGAAGTCTTAGAAGAAATTAAAGACGTGCTTTTAAATGCTGAATTAAAGCCAGACATGACTTTAGACGGAACGCCTGTATATAAAGATATAGAAAAAGCCGAACTATACGGACAGCTGTTTTTCGATTGTCTTGGTACGCACGCTCACGAGATTGATGGATATACCTATTTTATGAGTTGCAAGTCTCATAAAGAATTAATGAAGAAAAGAAAAAAGAAAATAGACTACAAGATAGCTAAATATAGAAACTCAAATTCTAATGACTTAGCTAAGTACGACTGGGATCAATGTATGAGAGACCAGATGGCTGAATACGGCAATGAAGAAACAGCCGCAAAAGTGTGTGCCGCAATAAAAAATAAAACTGTAAATCGCTGATTTCCTATTTTGAAAGGGAACAATTAATAATTATTAATATATATAAAAAAAGTCAAGACATGAGTTCAATAAAAAAAATCAAAGAGCTTTTAAAGCTATCTAAAAAGAAGACATACAAAATCAATATGTATGCAGAAGCAATCCTAGATGACGCAAGAGTCATAGCAACAGACGCTGAAAAATTTGACATAGGCGCAGAGGTTTATGTAATAAACGATTCTGGCGAGGTCGAATCTTTAGCACAAGGAATATACACGCTTGACGACGCGTCAAAAATAAGAATTGATGCTGAAAGTAGAGTAGCTGGTTTTGGCGAAGAAGAAGTTGTAGAAGAAGAAGAAGTTGTAGTTGAAGAAATGGCGGAGGAGTCAGAAGCAGAAAAGACTGACTGGGCAAAAACTTTCGAAGAAATGAAAGACAGAGTTGCTGAGTTAGAAAAAGCTGTATTTGGAGACAAAGCGGCTGAGGAAACTGAGGAGCTTTCTAAAGAATCAACAGACTTATCTACTGACGTTATGGGCGAAATTATCACACGCCTTAATTCAATGGAAGAAAAATTTAGTGGTTTAGAAAATGAACCATCTAATGACGGCGTAAATGTTTCGCCAAGTGTAAATAATAATAAAGAAATTAATTTGTCTAAACTTTCAGTTAAGGAAAGAGTAGCATATTTCGTAAACAAAAACTAAATATTTAAATAATGAAAAAGAATTTATCTAAGAAGTATGACTTAACTCAGTCAGTAACTTCAAATTATGCAGGAGAGGCGGCTAGCGGATATATCTCAGCAGCGTTGCTTTCTAATAAGACTATTGCTAATAACGAGCTGACAGTTTTAAACAATGTAGAGTACAAAGCTAACTTAAGAAAAATTACTGTTGCTGGAACAGCCGGTAACTTAATGGCTAACGCTACTTGTGACTTTACTGACTCTGGAACAGTTACTTACGCTGAAAGAGTCTTAACACCTAAAAACTTAGACGTTAACACTCAAGTTTGTAAGAAAGAATTTTTAAGTTCTTGGGAAGGAGCAAACATGACAGCTGGTCTTAACGGAACTTTGCCGACTGAATTTGTAGACTACTTAATTGGACAAACAGCTGAGAGAGTTTCTCAAGAAATTCAACAGTCAATCTGGGACGGAAACGGATCAAACGACGGACAGTTTGACGGCTTTAAATTATTACTAGCGGCTGATTCAGATGTAAACGACGTAACTGGAACAACTTTAACTAACGCTAATATTGACGAGGAGTTAATAAAAGTAATTGATGCTATACCTACGGCTGTATATGGGAAAGAAGATTTAAAAATCTGGCTACCTACAAGCGCTTGGAGACTATACATTCAAAATCAAGCAATAGCTGGTTATCAAAATCAATACCATATGCAATCAGATTTTCCACTTGTATTTAATGGTATTAAACTAGCAGAAGCTCCAGGCTTAGCGGCTGACACAATGGTAGCTGGAAGAACGTCAAACATGTTCTTTGGAACTGACGGATCATCTAGCGAAGTTAAAGTTCTAGACATGGCTGAGCTTGACGGCTCTGACAATGTTAGAATGATAATGCGATTCAACGCTGGCGTTAATTACGCATTTGGTACTGACATGGTTCTTTACGCATAATGATTTTAATAGGGAGGTTGCAATATACCTCCCTTTTATATAACTTTTAAAATATAAAAAATGGCTAATAAAAAATACGATTTTGCGTGTAATGTCAGCGAGGGAAGGCTCGTTGCTTGCCGTGATGTGGTGGGAGGCGTGAAAGCTATCTACTTGATTACTTATGCGGCTGACTTCTTGTCTACGCTTGCAAAGGCTTCTAACGAACTAACAGACGCTAACTCAGCACATACGTTCTTTAAATACGACCTTAGACAAGGAACGACAGGCTTTAATGCTAACGTGACTGGAGACAATGCTACTGGAACAACTTTCTATGAGCAAACTTTAGAAGTAGTTTTGCAAAAGATTGTTAAAGAAGACATTCCAAATTTAGATAATATTATCAAGGGTAGATGTCAAATCTTTGTTTTAGATAACAACGATAATTGTTTCTTAATAGGCGCAGAGCATGGCTGTACTGTAACGGCGGGCGCTATGTCTTTGGGAACAGCGAAGGGCGATCTTTCTGGCTTCACGCTAACATTCACAGCTCAAGAGAAAGAGAATTACATTGTGAAACAATCAGCAGGAGAAGGCACAGCAGGCTATCCGTTTGACGCTTGGACTTCTAATGTTCCTACAATAACAGCTGGTACTACTCCAGTTTAATAAGAGTTTTCTATTCTGTTTTTAAAAAGGGCAACTTCGGTTGCCTTTTTTATTTGTAAACAAATAGTAAATATTTATATTTATAAAAAAGTAACATCATGATAATAGTTAAAAAAGAGCATCTTCAAACTACGCTAGGTTATAAAATACCTCTTGGAGAAATGAATCAACACCAGTTGCAATGTGCTAAGGACGCGTGGGGAGACAAGTATTTTGAAAAAGCAAAGAAACAAAAGAAAACAATAGACAATGACTTGGAAGGTTAAAGACGAACATAAAGACAACACTATATTGTTTGACATTAATTCTTTAAGTGAAGCTGAACTAAAAAAAGTAAAAGAAACAATTCCAGATATTATAGACAAATATTTTGAAGAAATATGATACAAATAATTCAATCTGCTACAATAGATAACTCTATATTTATTCGTTTAAATGTGTACGATAATTTTGCATTTAAAATAGGTAGTGGGTACAGCTTTAATCCTTTAGTTAAAATGACAAGTCAAGAAACAAACAAAGAAAAAATATTTAATATATTAGCAACTACAACAACGAATGCTCAAAGATATTTTGCAATGTTATTTCTTACTATGAAAAACTTGTCTAGCGAAAACACTCTATTAGGACTTGTTTGTTTTGGAACAAGAGATTTTCCTTATGGCGTTTATGATATTGCAATATATGAAAACTCCTCCTCTACAAATCAAAATCCTACTTTAACTTATAAAACAGTATATCAAGGGTTGGCTAATGTTGTAGCAACTGAAAACCCAGCAATAGAATATACTAAATATCAAGAAGACCAAGAGCAAGTTGTTTACATAACTAACACACCAATAACATAATGGCTAAAAAGAAAAACAAATACGACCTATCAGTAGTCGAGCTTGCTCACTATAACATACCTCACATTGTTGAAAAAGATGACAAAGAATACATCTATTTTGGAGCAGACAATCTATATCCTCAATACTTAATTGAATTGTTTACTGGCTCTGGGATCAACTCAGCTATTATCAAAGGAGCGTCTGCTATGATTGCTGGAGACCAGCAGGGAACGTGTCAAGGACTAGACGTTGTTGACAAAGACGAACTAGAAGGCGACCAAAAAGAACAATATTTAAAGTTTAATAAACTACTAAAAACTGGAAGTAGAAACACAATAAAAAACCTAGCGTTTGATTTAAAGCTATTCGGAACGTGTTACATCAACGTAATATGGAATAAGGCTAAAACGGCTATCCATGAAATAAAACACATTCCAGCGCAGTATATACGCTCTGGTAAGGCTGACGGCTACGGCAAGGTTAATGAGTATTACTATTGTTATGACTGGAGCAATATAAGAAAATACAAGCCAAGAATCATAAAGGCTTTTAATCCAGAAGACAGAACAGAGACAAGTCAACTCATGCAAGTTAAGGAATACAATCCTCAATCGTTCTATTATGGAATCTGTGACTATGTAGGTGGGACGGATTATATACAGCTTGATATGTCTATTGCGGAACTACATTTAGCTAATATAGACAACAACTTTATGCCTAGTTGCATGGTCAACTTCTCGAATGGGATTCCGACAGATATGGAGCGTCAAGAGGTTGAACGAAAACTTAATTCTAAATTTAGTTCTAGCGGCAATAGTGGGAAACTAATAATCACTTTTTCTGACGGACGCGAGTCAACACCAGAGATAGTCCCTTTAGATACTGGAACTAATGACGACAAGTATCAGTTCTTGTCGCAAGAAGTAAGTCGAAAAATTCTAACGGCACACAGAGTCACGTCTCCCCTCCTCCTAGGAGTCAAAGCCGAGTCTGGTTTTGGAAGCAATGCTGACGAGCTTCGAGACTCATATTCACTTTATAATTCAACTTGTATTAAGCCGTTTCAATCCACACTCTTGGAGTCACTAGACCAAATATTTAGACTCAATGGAATAGATAGTTTAGACATATATTTTAAAACACTTAAACCCGCTGACTTTTTAGACTTAGATGTGATTGACGCAATAGACGAACAGACAGAAGGAATAGACATAGAAGACACAGTAGAAGACACAGTAGTAGCTCCAGCAGGAGAAATAGTAGAACAACCAATAGACGAAGAAATGCCCGCAGAAGAAGAAGTAGAGGTAGTCCAAGATGTTGAGGCTTCATATAATGGCGCACAAATTAGTAGTGCAATAGACATTGTAGCTAAGGTACAAGAAGGAATTTTGAACAAAGATCAAGCTATTGTATTCTTAATTCAGTTCTTACAGCTACCGCCAGAAGTTGCACAAAGGTTCTTTGCAGATACGCCAGAGCCTAAGCCTTTAGTAGAAAACTTAAAAGACATCTTGCGAAACCTTAAAAAAAAAAAGATAAGCACTAGCGTTTCTGAGTTTAAAAAAAGCGCTAAAAAAAAATCTACAAAAGATGACAATGTAGACATTTCGTTTTTTGATGACATAGGCTTAACACTAGACAAGGACGAATGGTTTGAGGCACACGTTGACTCAATAGACGAAGACAAGATTGACAAGCGTTATCATGAGTTCGCATACGCTCCAGCAGGCACGCCAAATGTCGCTGATAGTTCTAGCGATATAGGAATGTTCAGAGTGTTGTATAGATACTCGCAAACGTTGTCAGTAAATAAAAAAACAGGACAAATCTCAAGCAGAGAGTTCTGTCAAAAAATGGTAGCTAAGTCAATAGCTGGAACATTGTATAGAATGGAAGACCTAGAAAAAGCGTCTACTAGAGCGGTTAATAAAGGATTTGGAGCTGGAGGTTCTAATACTTATAATATAGCACTCTGGAAAGGCGGAGCTAATTGCAAGCATAGATGGGAACGAGTGTTCTATTTTAGACGTATAGTACCAAAAGGAATGACGTTTGTAGATGTTGACGGAAAAGAATATACAGAGGGACAGTATCTACCAAACGGAACATTAAACAATTTTAGAGAAGTGTCACAGGCTTTTGCAAATGGAAAAATGCCTATGCCCGAAGACGCGGAAATGAGAAAGACAACGTGGAGAATGAAAAATCACGGATTCTTAAAACCACGAAAAGAAAAAGAAAGAAGTTACAAAACAAACGTAGGATAAAATAAACTAATAATTATGGCGGTAACACATACACTCTTAATAAGTGCGGACACATTAAAAAACAACACCACGATTTCCGAATCGGTGGACACGAACTTGATACACCCTGTTATTATGTTGGCTCAAGATAGATACATTTTGCCTGTTCTAGGCACAGACCTTTTTGAGAAACTTAAAACAGAAGTGCAAGGCACTCCAGCTGGGAACTATTTAATCTTATTACGAGATTACGTCAGCAAGTGTCTTTGTCAATATACTCTCGCTACTCTCTATCCTGTGCTACGTCTAAGGGCAACAAAACACTCCGTTGTGGAAATGACAAACGAGCAAGGCTCATCAGCAAGTTATGATTCGATACAGCCTCTCATTGATTCCGCCCTTGACATGGCTCAATTTTATCGCGAAAACTTAATAAGTTATGTGACAAATAATACCTCACTTTTTCCAGAATACAGTTCAAATACTGGATCAGATATTTCAGCGACCACGCGTAATTTTTACAGCGGTATAAACATGGACACTAATATTAACGACATAGAGATCAAGGCTTTATTAGCTGGAATGGGTTATAAAAATATATGTTAATGAGGGGAAAATACAACACAAAGTTTTCCTTGATTAACTTTAGAAAACTAAAAAAATATATTAAAAAACTAACTAAAATTAATAACAATGGCCAAAAGAGTAACAGATTTAACAGCAATTGAAGAACAATTAGGTTCAGGCGATTTATTTATGGTGGTCGATAAAAACGACACGAGTTCTGGAGCAGACGGAACTAGCAAAAAGTTCGACACAAAATACTTAATACAAACAGATAAAATATCTGTATCTAATGCAGATTTACACGATATGAAGGCAGATGGTTCTGCGGGTTCATTTAAAACATTAGTAGGGGCTTTAAGTGGTTATATGATAACAGTATATAGTGTGAATGTACTATGCACTTATGCAGCTTCAACAGAAGCCTCTAGTGAAAACTTGTATTTCGGCTATAAATCTGACTCTACCTCATCTTATTGGACTCAAGTGAGAGATATGATGAATGGAAAAACAGATGACCTTTCTTTTACTTTTACAGGCGGTTTTACAGCAAATGGTAGTTGCTCAGAATCACTTTTAAATAAACCTTTTTTAATGTATGCAAGTGCTCCTTTTGATGGTGGTTGGTCTTGTGATGTTTATGTAACTTATGCTTATACTAAAGTATTATGATAAAATACTTATTATTATTAATTCCGTTTTTGTCTTTTGGACAAATAGATTTCTTCAAGTATTCTACTATTTATACTTCTATGAATATGAATACAAGTATGGTAGAAAGACAAGACTATATTTCTATTGACAAAGGATACGAAGATGTCACAAAGAATAACGAATATGATTTCAATTTAAGTTTTGGAATCCGTAAAATTGCTAGATATGCGTTTGAACAAAAAAAGCGAACTTGGTTCACAGGAACAGAATACAATGTTTCGGAAAATGTTACTATTTCCAATGCTGTTGGCTTTGAGTACCTTGCTAATTATTCACTGGTTCGTAGTCGTGGCGACACACTTATTGAGCAAAACTATTGGCTTAGATACTTGGGGAAAAGATTTGTAGTTAAAGCACAATATACAGACAAACAAAAAGTTGATCTTAGATACAATTCTTTAGATGCTAGATTAAGACTAACAAAAGGAGGTTTTGACGTTACACTTGGAGGACTATATAGAGTTCATGATACTTATGGAATCACTCCTATTGACGACACATGGATTGCGGGAGAGCAATCTTTTCCACAACTAGCAGAGGAGTTTGGATATAGTAGCGAGTTTGTCAATGGTCAGTGGAACTGGTTTAAAAATGGCGAATTGCTTGCAACGTCAAATGACGAGTTCTACAAACACTATTTTGGACAAGCAATAGCAGACTATAACACTAGGGAGCTTGAGGCTTTAGGTATGCAAAGAGAGCTTAGCTTAGTGCTAGGATTGTCATATTATAAATATACTCCAAACTACTGGGTTCTTATTTGGGCGAATCTAATGCCTTTACACTATGGTTTGGACGAATACTCTTACAAGTATGGAGAAAGTGCCTTAGAACGCTTAGAATGGGATTCTGGAGCTGTTTTAGGCGCTAAAGTTACAAAGCACTTAGGATTGTTTGTAGAGGGTACACATTTAAAATACTGGGACAAGCCAGTCTATGAGTGCAAGTTTGGTTTTAATTATTTAATATTTTAATTATGAAAAAATTATTGTTGTTATTATTTATCAGTTCTTTTTCTTTTGCACAAGACTATGACTTTCAAGAGCTGTGTGTAGCTTGCGCTGAGTCTAATGGCTTCTATTGTGGCGACGACGCTACTAACTGGACGCAATACTCTCCAGACGGCTGTGTTCAGACATCTTGGATAAACGATACATGGCTTGATTGTGTGGACGGATCAGACGAGGGAAGTGATGTTGTCCCTACAACTTTAGCTGAGTGCGCTCCACCAGCTCCAGAATGTGACACAATATATGTAGAAGTTCCAGTAATACAAACGGACACAATAATACAAACAGAATACATCACAGAATATCTAACAGACACTATTGTAGAGTTTCAAGAAATCATTATAACAGACTATATTGATTGCACAACTGGACTACCTTGCAATAGTGGAATGCAAGAAGTGTTAGACAAGTCAAAAAATACAGGCTTACTTTATGACCTTAATGGTAGAACTATAAAAAGAGCCGAAGGAATTTACATAGAAAATGGTTTAATAAAATATAAATTATAATGGATATATTTAAAGATAACAATGATTGGAACGAAAAGTCTATAATAGGTTTTATAGCTTTCTTAATAATGTGTTTAATAATGATAGCGGATTTACTTACTGGCTGGATAGGCAAAGACTTAATTATAAACGAATTTGTTTATGATTCTTTTGTCTGGGTTGTGCTTGGTTGCTTTGGAATCAGCGGTGTAGAAAAATTCTCTGGAAAAAAATGTGATAAAAGTTGCAACAAATGAAAGAATTATCTGAAGACTCAAAGTTTCAAGTAAGCCTTAAAACACTAGGCGGAATTGTGGTTTTAATTGTCACACTAGTTGGTATGTGGTTCACTCTACAAGCTGACATAGAAGAAGCTAAGATGCTACCAGAAATGCCTATTAGTGAAAAAGAGTTTGAGCTAAAAGACAAATTAATTAGAGGCTCTATTTTAAGCACTCAAGAAGACGTAAAAGAAATTAAAGAAGACATGAAGTATTTGAGAGACAAGATAGATAAAATGGACTAATGAGTAATTTACCATACATATTATTAGGCTTATTGTTTTTCTGCATAGGCTCTTGCTATGCACAAGTTAAAGTAGTTCACTACAATAGTGAGTGGAACTCTGACAATAATTATAGTATTGCGTCTTTAAAAGATTGCGAAAAAGCTGAGGTTGTAATATGTCACAATCCAGAGGAGCAAGAAAAATACGACATTCTTGCAGTGCCTACTTTAATTGTATTTGATAACAACGTAGAGATTGCAAGGTATGAAGCAAATATAATGATGCAATTAGATTTGTCAATTAATGATTTGCAAGATGCAATAGACAAAATTTATTTAACTAAGTTTGAATGAAGTTAACGAGAAATTTTACACTCCAAGAAATGATTTTTAGTGCTACGGCACAAAGAATGAATCTTGATAATTCAGCAACAAAAGAAGGAATCATAAAGTTGAGACTCCTGTGCGTTAATCTTTTACAGCCTCTCAGGAATGTTGTAGGCTCCATCAGAGTGACCTCAGCGTACAGGTCTCCAGCTTTGTCAGAGGCTATCGGATCAAGTGCGTCCAGCCAGCATTGTCGCTATGAAGCTTGTGACCTTCAACACGTTAGCAGAGGCAAAATGGACAACCTTAAAATCTATAAAGCACTGATAGACTTAGACTTAGACTATGACCAAGCAATTCTCGAATTTGGGGACTCGTCCGCTTTGAGCGATCCTATGTTTCCAAGTTGGCTACACTTGAGCTGGAAAGTATCAGACAATAGACGAGAAACTTTAGTTGCCTATAAAGATATGGACAACAAAACAAAGTACAGACCTTTAATTAAATACAATTCTATATAATGCTAGGAGGGATTTTTAAATCATTAATCGGAAATGCTTCAGAAATTATAGACGAAGTAGTGACAACCAAAGAGGAGAAGCTAGCCTTAAAAAATAAGATGCGTGAAATCTTAGCAAACGCTGAGTCTAACGCACAACAACAAGTCACTAGGCGTTGGGAGGCTGACGCTAAGGCTGGTTGGCTACCAGCAAATATCAGACCATTAACACTAATTTTTTTGACCTTCGTGTTTGTGGTTATATCAGTGTTTGACGGAAACATTGGCGAGTTTAAAATCTCGTCAGCATACGTTCCAATTTATCAAACGCTTTTATTATGTGTTTATTCAGCCTACTTTGCTGGAAGGTCTATTGAGAAAATCAAAAGAAAATAAAAGATAAAAGAACATATCGTCTAAGGCTAACCAAGTCAGAACACGACAAGGTCAAAGAGTCAAGACAAAAAGAAAATGAGGTAATATTAGTTATCTCAGATTTGCATATTCCATACCACCACCAAGACTCAATTCGCTTTCTTAGAGCTATAAAAGAATACTATAAGCCTAAT